AAATGCTACAGATGCCCTAACAGCCTCAGTATCATTTGTTGTCCATCAAGGCACAGTAACAGCCGCTTAATAGAAAGCATGGAACAGTGAAAATTAAATACATAAATAACAAAACTGAATACACAGCCGAAGTAGACCAGGCTTGGGTATGGGTAAGGCTCGAGGAAGACTTGGGCCTTACCATTACCGAGGCTCAGACCAAAATGCAAAAGGGCAGTACCAAAATCATTACTTATGCAATTTGGTTAGCATCAGAGGTTGAGACTCCGTTCAAGGATTGGGTTAAAAAATTAGACCACTTCGAGGTGGTCGATGATGATGACCCAAAAGACATCCCGTCGGAAGCCTTAAAAGAGATCTAATACATTTAGCAACTCTGACTGGTATCCCGATGGGTGACTTGCTTACCTGGACTTTGGCTGACATTTATACAGCATGGGAGGTGCTATCTAATGACCGGACCGAAACTTGAATTAGTAATCGATGAGAAAACTTACCGAGATTTAATGGCTACCTTTAAGACAATGCCAAAAGAAATTCAAACTGAATTACGCCAGCGTAATCAACTTATGATGAAAGTTTTAGTGCAGCAAATACAACAAGCTGCTCATTATGCACCCAACCCTCGCCAGGCTACAGCATTAGCCCGAGGGGCTCGAGCAAACAAAGACCGCATCCCAAGCATCACAATTGGTGGAGGTCGCAAGGCTCAAGTGTCTCGTAAAGGATCTATGAATAACCCTAAACCGACTTTTAGTGAATTGCTTTACGGTACAGAGTTTGGACAAAATAGCAGTCCATCGGTCCATCCAGAAAACAAATTTCCCCAAGGTGGGCGTAAGTTTCCCACATTAAGTGCCCAAAAAGGTCAGGGGCGTAGAGGTTATTTTATCTTTCCAACACTGCGTAAAAACCAAGAAAAGATACGAACTAATTTTTTCTCTGTTGTAGATAGATTAATTAAAAAGGATTGGAATACTCATGGCTAATGTGCGGACTCTAAAATTAAATTTATTGGGTGATGTTTCTGATTTCTCAAAATCTATGGGAAAAGCCCAAACAGAAACTCGAACATTTAGTCAAAATTTGACTCGCTCTATGAAATCGGTTGCAAAAGGTGCAGCCATTGCTGGTGCTGCAGTCGCTGGTATGGCTGTTGCATTTGGAGTTAATGCTGTCAAAGCGTATGCAGAGGATGAAAAAGGGCAACGCCGATTAGCCATTGCTCTTAAAAACACCACTGGGGCAAGCAAAAAACAGGTTGCTCAGGTTGAAAAGTTTATTAGTAAAACATCTTTGGCTAAGGGTGTAGTCGATGATAAGTTACGCCCAGCATTTCAGAAACTTGTCAGCTCAACTAAAGACATTACTAAAGCCCAAGAGTTAATGAATCTCGCCCTAGATGTTAGTGCGGCGACCGGGAAGGATGTCAATGTAGTTTCGATGGCATTAGCCAAAGGGTACTTAGGTAATAATGCCTCGCTAGGTCGGTTAGGTTTAGGGCTTGATAGTGCCACATTGAAATCTAAAGATTTTGGTTTAGTCCAAGAAAAACTAGCAAAAATTACTGGAGGACAAGCATCTGCTGCAGCTGACACTTTAGACGGGAAAATGTCTCGAGTTAAGATTGCTATGGATGAAGCGAAAGAAAGCATTGGTGGGGCAATTTTCACAGCAATTGCTCCTTTTGCTGAGAAATGGTTGCCTAAAGTTTCTACAGGTATTGGACACTTTGTAGATGGCCTTATTGGCGGTAATGGCAGTGGTGGCGTTAAAGGTGCAGCTGAGGATAGTCAAACAGCAATTTATAATCTTGGTGAAAAAACTAGAGGATTTTTCAAGTTTCTTGGAGATCATGAGGAAATGCTTAAACGGATTGCAACGGTAATTGGAGCAATCTTTATTGGGGCTAAAGCATCGGCAGCGGCATCTGCAATGGTTACTGCTGTTAAATTGTTAATTCCAGCGTTTAACTTAGTCACTGTGGCTGCAGGTACAACGGCAGCAGCAGAGGCTGCAGCAACTGGCGGTGCATCACTTGGTGTGGCAATTCCAGCAATTGTCGGTATTGCAACAGCCCTTGGTATTGGCAGTCTTGTTGCTATGTATACATGGAAAGGCTCTGGAAATAATGCAGGTGAAAATCTAAATACAACTCTTGCTGACATAAAAGCAGGACGCACTCCAGACTTTTCTGGAAGTATTGCCTCATCAACGCAAGCAGAATTAGATGCTTTAAATGCAAATCCTTTAGCAGGATTGAGCGGCGGTAGGACTGGCGTTATGGTTGGTACTCAGCATTATTTTTGGGATGAAACTGCGAAAAAATGGTATGTTGATGGCCTCACCGGTCGAGATTACTCTGTCAAACAGTTAGCAGCTCCTGCTCGAGCTCTTGGCGGTTCAGTAATGGGCGGTCGGTCTTACCTAGTAGGTGAGCATGGTCCAGAAATGTTTACCCCAATGGGCGGTGGCAACATCACACCTAATGGGCGTTTAGGTGGCGGCGGTCATACCTTTATTCTTAACGGCATCATCGATGCTGAGTCTGCTCGTAGGGCCATTGAGCGAGTATTGCAACAGTCATCACTTCGCACTGGGGCAGTGAACATACAGGGCTCATTGATCTAATGAGCAATTATTTAACCATCGGCGGCAATGGGCTTGATGACTATGTGGCAATCAACAGCATCAGCTGCACTCATGGTCGAACAGACATCACTACCCAACCATCGCCTAGCACTTTTAAGTGTACATTTGAGTTAAATTATGGTCAGTCTTTAGTCTCACCAATTCAATTAAACGATGGCATTATCTGGAAAATTTACGACTATATAGGCACAGACCAGCAAACAACCATTTTCACAGGGCAAGTATCCGACATAAACATTAGCCTGAAATGGTTTAACGGTAATGGCATTTTCGTTTACAACATCACAGGTGTTGATACTCTTGCCCGATTTGGAAACAAAACTTATTCCAGTTCAATAGCAAAACAGTATGACGGCACTCGGATTTCAACGGTTGTTGGCCATTATGGCGGTTCAACGACTGAGATTGAAACCCCAGGGGCCTATGAAATTGCAGCATTAACTGCTGTGCCAAATGCTTCAGCATTAGGTATTTGCCAAGATGCAGCCAATTCTGCAATGGGAGTGCTCTACTGCAACCCTAAAACAGGCAACATTAAATACCAGTCCTATTTGAGTCGTAAACTCAATTACGAAATACCGCTCACAACCGCTGACATTATGGCCCTCGATTTCCAATTAGCCTCATCGACCAACACTGTGGCTAATCAGGTAAACCTCACTTATGGCAGTAGTGGAGCATCTGGGACTGTTTATGATGACACAGCGAGCCAATCACTTTATGGTGTTCGCTCAGGCGTTAGAGATACAAAACTGCATAACTCGACAGATGCCAATTCACAGGCTCAAACAATTTTGGCATCCCGGGCTAACCCTGCTTACAGTCTGGCATCACTCACAATCAACTCAGCTGTGATTAGTGACTCACTTAGAAGTGACATTGCCAACATCGAGGTTGGAACATGGATCTCTATACAAAACCTACCGACAAATGAACTCGAGTCATTTGAGGGCATTATTGAGGGCTATACATGGACCACAACTCGAGGGCAAGACATTATCCAAATCAATCTAAGTAACGCTAGTCAAATTTATCCATACACTTTATGGACTGACCTTAACGGGACAGATACATGGAACACTTACGCAACCGCTACAACCAAATGGAGTGACATTACATAATGGCAACTACACCCAATAACGGCTGGACAACCCCAGCAGACACAGACCTAGTAAGAAATGGTGCTCAAGCAATCCGTACGCTTGCCAGTGGCATCGATACGACTATCGGGGACTGGAACGCTTACACACCAACAATCAGCACTGATGGAGGGTCTACTAACTGGGCTGCAGGTAATGGGAACATACTTGGGCGTTACCAAAAGGTTGCCAATATTATTCATTTTGAGTTTAAGTTTGCTATTGGTTCGACTACGACTAAAGGTAATGGTGGAATCCAATTTAGCCTGCCACTAGCTGCTAACTCTTATGTTGAGCCAAACTGGTACACAGGCGTTTACTATGACTCTTCGGCAACAGACTTTTACCCAGTAATTTGCAGGGTTATAGGCTCAATCGTTAAACCGTACATCGTAGGGACAACCCTTAATCAAATTACATCGACAGTTCCAATAGTGCCAGCGACTAACGATTACATCGTAGTTAATGGCTCATACCCCGTTTAGGATAGATCATGAGTATTTTTAAGCCCCCGGTATCTGACAAAGTGTCATGCGAGTTTGGCGTTAAAGGCGATGTGTGGATTTGTGGACATCACACTGGCGTAGATTATGCAGCCAAAATGGGCACACCCGTTAAGGCAGTAGCCAATGGTGTAGTCGTAGCTGGTAACTGGGGTCCAGCGTATGGCA